TGAAAACAAAGTTAGCACCCCTAAATGAAAAATTAAATAATATCAATGGCGTTGGATTGTGCAAACTTGAATACAGTGATATTCAAAGAAATGGTATATTAGGAGCGATTTTACACGCGTTAGAGGAATAGAATGCCAACTTATGATTATAAGTGTGATAGTTGTGAAAATGAGCTAAACGATGTATATCAGTCATTTAGCGAAGAAGCATTAACCAAATGCCCATCATGTAGTCAAGAGTCGCTCGTTAGAGTAATATATGGTGGGCTTGGAACATTTGTAAAAGAAGCCAAAACTATTGGACAATTGGCTGATAAAAACTGGAAGAATATGGGGCATTATAAAAGATCAGAAGTAGAAAGTGATATGAAACAAAAAGCACAAGATTCAGAATCCCCATTATCATCTCTAGGTAAAGCATCACGCAAACAGATAAATAAAATGACCCCGGAACAAAAAAAGAAATACATCATTACTGGTGAAACATGAAATTTATAGACTCTCACGATCAAAAAATTACCAAAGAAACAACAGAAGCGTTTTTTAATATTCGCGGAGAAATGACAGATGGAAAACAAGAAAAAGTATATTCAAAGTCACTAAGTATAAACTTAGGTAATGGCAAAATTCAAAACAAGTACTTTGTTAGAATATTTAACAGTGTGCCACTAGATCCATTTGGTCCAGAAGCTGGTAGAGAAATTTGGAATAGAACAGAATTAAAACCAGTGTCAGGCACAACATTTGAGAACTATAACAATTATCTTTTAACCAGAAATAGAATATTTTTGACTAAAACTAATAGGAGCTATATAGATGGCTAGTAAAAGAGGACCGTTGAGTAAGGCTGAATTATTTTATGTTGCAGAACACGCAAAGACCGGAAAAGACATAGACGAAATCGCTTCCGATCTAGATAGACCAGTTAAGTCTATAGAAAAGTGTTACACAAAAGCACAAAAAGAAAATGCTCCAAAGCAATTAACCGCTGGAGAACAATTTGCTAAACATAAAGGCTCTGTGGTTATGACAGAAAATGCATCAACACTAGGTGATGCCTCAAGAAAAGCAAGAGTTCCAGCAAGCAAACAAAATTGCGTAACAGTTGTAAGAAAAGAAGAATAATGTCGCTCATATCATCATACGAAGCATGGCTTCAAGAATATAGAAAAGACAAGTATAATATTTGGATAAGAGCAATCTTATCTAATAACAACGAATACTATCTAACAACCTACAAGGATTGGTTCGAAATAAAAAATATTTGCGAATCTCAAAAATTGAATGTTAACAAAATCGGTCTACAGTATAGGTCGCACTCTATAGAGGTTGACACGACCGATTGCGATGGTGTATACTTGGTTAAATCTCTTGTTGGGGTAATGGGAGAAAACACAAGACACAGTTTTACTATCGGTAAAATACATGGCGATAAGGTTAAGAAACAAATTTGGATTACTCCAGAATTAATTGAAGATTCTTCTAATGAGGATGGTATAGAGGAATGTTTTGCTGAAGCGGTTATATATCACAATGACAAATCGACCAGAACTATTTAATCAAAACTATCAAAAGCAATGGTCTGAAACACATAAGTATAAACATATTCACACGGGTGAGTATTGTACATTTGAAGCTTATGTTGCAGAATTTATTGTGATAAGAAGATCAGAAAAGCTTAATCTAGGTAAGCCTTCGTACAAATTTTGGACAAAGGGCGATCCACTGCATTGGCTTTGGAAGAAACAATATGGTGCGGCTGTTCAATTAAAAAAGAAATACAGCGAAGAAGCTATTCTATCCGCCATCAAATCCAAAGATTTCGATAGTCTGCTAGTTATTGGAATCCAAAATGGTAGAGGCTATAAAGTTAATCCATTAGCAGAAAAAGTAATAGCAAAACACCAAAAGCTTATAGATGATAAGTCAAACAAAGTAGAGATAAATCTTGACGTTGAACAAGAAGTCAAGCATGTTGAAACAAGATCGACTCAAGGGTATAATACAAAAAAGACATCGATGAACCAACTGAGGAAACTATGAGTAAAGTAAAAAAGGTTGCAAAATTTTCGGAAGATAGCGTTAGTAGCTCTATTGTATCAAAATATGGCGATGTTGTGCGTAGCGGAACAGAAGTTTTAGCAAACATAAACAATCTAGAAGTGATTGGTATATCTCCAGCCTTAGATATAGCTCTTGGTGGCGGTCTTAGGGAGGGTTCTGTTGTTGTAATGACGGGCGACCCAAAGAGTGGAAAAACCACAACTGCCCTACACTTTGCTTCCAAGTGTCAACAAAAGAACAAGCGTGTTATTTATGTCAATACCGAAGGTAGACTATCTAAGCAAAATTTTGATGGTATCAAAGGATTACAGCCAGACAACATTTTGATTGTGGAATCTACAGACGAACGAGTTTTGTCGGCGGAAGATTTTTTGAATATTATTGAGTTTTATATCAATAATGATCCCGGTTGCTTGATTATTGCTGACTCGTTATCCAACATGGTGCCAGCTTGCGAACTAGAGGGAGAAGTTCGTACAGGTGTTAGAAATGCACTGCCTCGACTACTTTCCATGTTCTTCAAGCGAATCAGCGGTACTCTTATGAAGAACAAAACTATGCTGATATGTATCACTCATAATATCGCTAATACTGGCGGTTCTCCCTACGCACCGCAAAAGATGGCTGATTGCGGAAATATGTTACAATATCAAGCGGGAACAAATATGGTTATTACTCATCGTGGTAAGTGGCAGGTTCCAAAGGATACTGGCCCTCACGTTGGGCAAATTGCTAATTGGGTTATTAAAACATCTAATGCTGGCGGTAGACCAAACAGTACAGCAGAAAGTTGGATTAAATATGGAATAGGTATTGATGAAGCACAAGAGATTATACAAATAGCGTGTGAATTCAGACTAATCAAAGCTTCTGGAGCTTGGTATACTATTCAGTGTGCGGTAGACGATATTGATAATCCAGTTGTATCTAAAGTTTTGGAAATCAATAGCGTCAACAAGACTCCCGATGAAATTGAGCGATTCTTTAAGTTCCAAGGCATAAATAACGTTGCGGAGTTTATTAACAATAATCCATCAATTGCAAATTTCCTATATCAAAAAATAAAGGAGCTACATTGAAAGTAGTTGGTATTAATGGTAAAGAATATGTTTGGAATCTAACGGGATATGATGTTTTTAATGATGATAAAAGAAAAAGATCGAAGTTTCATGTTAGGGCAAGGAAATTATTAAACGAACTGTTTAATAGCTATAGAATATTAGAAGAAGTAAAATTGCCGGGAAGCACAGAGTTGCACAGAAAATCAGTATTGTACCTTGACTTTTACATTCCTTCGATTAAACTAGCTATAGAGGTTCATGGACAACAACACTATGAATTCTGCCCATTTTTTCATAAGAGTAAAGCAGATTTTTTGAAGGGAAAAGCTAGGGATGAGGATAAGATAGCTTGGTGCGAATTAAACGACATACGACTTGTAACTTTAAAATATACAGAAAGCGACGATGAGTGGCGACAAAGAATTAAAAGCGTCTGATAGACTAGCAGAACACCTTGAGTCTATTAACAATTACATAAACAGTACTAATACAAAGTTCTCTTCTTTTAGAGAAGAATATTTGCTAGTGTCAGATTTATCAATGGATCAACTTAGAAAATTGACACAGCAAGAATTATTTGATGCTGCATACCTAATGTATGGATATGCTACATATATTCAAGATGAAATTAATAAAAACAAAGTTGCTTTAAGCTGGTGTCATGATCAGATGGAAAAGCTTATTGTGAAGCATACCCAAGAATTCAATCAGTATACCAAGCACGAATCTAAGAAACATATCTTAGCACAGTCTAATTCGTATGCAGCAGCACTAGAAAATATGAGAGAAGTAGCAGAGGCTAGACTGAATCTATTAGATGGCAAGGTTTATGAATTAAAGAGAAAAGCAGATATTCTGCTAGAGAAAGGAAAACGACAATGACCGATTTTAATGATTTTATCGCATCGTTAACTGATGAACAAAAAGCTAAATTTATGGCTGCTTTGTCGCAAAATACAACCAAGCCAGCCACTCCAGAGCCAGAAAAGAAAACTCAACCACGACAGAGTTCTGTCACTGTCGGGGATAATTTTGTAGTTACAAAGACAGAAGATACTTCATCAAATAGCAGGAGAAGAGAACCCGTGAGAGCCAAGAAGAATCAGTGGACAGACGATGGGGAATTTAGAGACATTGAGACTAATTATGGCGAAAAAACCCCAAGAAATAGAAAGCCACAAAAGAAGATAGACGTTGAATGTAGTGTGTGTGGAAGATCATTTAAGACAGACCCGCGATATGTTTACGGAGAATATCATCGTTGCAGCAGGTGCGTTGGTAAATAATATGGATAGCAAATTAACTGATATAGGTGCGGAACGTGCGGTATTGGCAGGAATCATGCAGCACGGAATAGATGGATACGTTACGGTATCCGATCTTATAACTATTGATTCGTTTGGTCATGCAAACAATCAGATTTTGTTCAAGTGTATAGACAGAGTTATAAACAATGAGCAAAAGATTGATATCCCCGCGATATTAGCCGCTGCCTCACAGTTAAACCTTTATGATTCCATCAATACTCCTCAAGAGTTGAAGTATGTAAAATCCCTTTTTGATTTTCCTATCAGTAAGGAAAACATTTTCAGTTTTGGAATACAGTTAAAGAAGTTTGAGTTTGCCCGCAAGATTAAAAAACTAACCGCCAAGATTCATAAAGATATTGACGATGTTACTGGTTCAGAAACTATCAATGATATTATACAAATACTGGAGAATCCCGTCACAGAGTTTTTGCGAGAAGATGACGGTGCAGAGAATCCAGAAAAAATTGGTAAGGATATCAAGCAATATATAGAGTTTCTAGAGAATAACAAGTGCGATATCATAGGAATTCCCACGGGCTTTACTCGGTTTGACGAGGCTATCGGTGGAGGTCTACGGCGAAAGTGCGTTGATTTAATTGCCGCCAGACCCAAAGTTGGTAAAAGCGTTTTTGGTGATAATGTTGCATTAAATGTAGCAAGCAAAGGATATCCCGTTCTAATGCTTGATACGGAAATGAGCAAAGAAGATCATTTAAATAGACTATTAGCAAACATCAGTGGAGTGCCAATCAATGAAATTGCTACAGGCAGATTTATTGATGATGAAGAAAAGCACGAAAAGGTAGTTGACGCTATGAAAAAGCTAGAGTCATTACCGTATAGCTATATTAGCGTAGCAGGAAAACCATTTGAGCAAATTCTAAATCTCATCAAAAGATGGGTAATGCAAGAAGTTAAAACAGATGATAGTGGAAAGACTAATGACTGTCTTATCATATATGACTATTTAAAGCTAATGTCTTCTAGCTCTATTACTAATAATATCCAAGAATATCAAGCACTAGGTTTTCAGATTACGTCGCTACACAATCTGTGTGTCAAGCTAGATATACCCTGTTTATCTTTTGTGCAGTTAAATCGTGACGGTATCACAAAAGAAAGTACCGACGCCGTAAGCGGATCGGATAGATTAATTTGGCTATGCACATCGTTCACCATCTTCAAGATTAAGTCTCCAGAAGAACTAGCAGAAGATGGGCCAAACGCTGGAAATCGTAAACTAGTTCCTATTGTGGCACGACACGGTTCTGGCTTGGATGATGGAGATTATATCAATATGTTGATGCAAGGTTCTCATTCTAAACTTAGAGAATTAAAAACACGCAATGAATTTAAAAATCAGCCCATTGGCGATACTGGACTTGTTAATAACGAAACACTAGAAAAGCTAAGAGCAGATGGACTTACAGAAGATCAAACAGACTCTGAATAATAGAGCAACAGAAGTATTTGATAAACTAGGCATGAAATATGAAGTCTTTGGTGACAACATATACTCTACATGTCCTGTTCATGAATCTAGTGATAACCCTAGAGCTTTTTCATTCTCTATAGAAAAGGGAATATGGAAATGCTGGACTAGAGATTGTCAGCATCAATACAGAAATGATATATTTGGACTTATACGCGGAACTCTTTCCAATAGAGAAGGAGAGGATGTAGGATTTTCTCAGGCTCTTAAGTGGGCCTGTGGCTTACTAGATGTTAAAAGAACAACTACTCCAGCACCAGCACAAGACTATAGCGATGAATTTACAAAGCTAGTAGATATTATTAGTGAAGAAGAAATCGTTAAGAAATCTGCTGATCCAATAGAGATAGGAAAGTTATCATATCCATCAAAGTATTTTATCGGCAGAGGATTTAAAGAAGATACATTGAATCATTTTGGCGTTGGAGATTGTACCACCTCAACATCTAAGATGTATGATAGAGCCGTGATACCTATCCATGACGAAGAGGGCAAAAACATTGTTGGTATGATAGGGAGAACCATCAAAGAATATAAGTCGCCTAAATTTTTAATATATCCAAAGGGATTCAACAAATGTGATTTTTTCTACAACTATCATAGAGCAATAGAACATGTTAATAAAACTGGAACACTGTTTTTAGTAGAGGGACAAGGGGATGTTTGGAGACTATATGAAGCCGGTATTCATAATGCTATGAGCCTTTTTGGTAAAACTCTTAGTAGAGAACAAGAAAACAAATTACACAAAATGCCCCTCACGCATATAATAGTACTAACGGATAATGATCAAGCCGGTAGAGAATCTAAAACTCAACTTCAAAGACAATTAAACAGAATGTATAAACTAACCTTTCCAAAGTTAGTTGCCAAAGATGTTGGCGACATGTCTATCGATCAAATTAAAGAAAAGATATTGCCACAAATCAAAGGATTTATTTCATGAAAATTATCGGAATATCGGGTAAGAAGCAGTCTGGTAAAAACACTGTTGCGAATTACATCAATGGAGATGTTCTTAATCGTAGAGAAATGGTTAAGGATTTCTATATCGATGATGATGGGAAGTTGGTAGTTCAAACAACAGATGCCAATGGCGAATTAGGATTTGGAGTATTTGATGTTACCAGAAAGGACTCAGATTTTATAGAGTATGCTCATATAGGCTTGTGGCCCTACATTAAAGTTTATCATTTTGCTGATCCTCTCAAGGAAATGGCTATTAATCTTTTTGGATTAAACCCGAATCATGTATATGGAAATGACGATGACAAAAATCAGCTTACTGATATTTCATGGGATTCTTTACCAAACAATGACAACAAAATTGGACTCATGACAGTAAGAGAATTCCTAGAGTATTTTGGAACTAAGATTATTAGAAGGATTAGGAACAATGCTTGGAGTAAGTATTCTTTAAACAGAATATTAGCTGAACAATCTCAGATAGCAATAGTTCCCGACGTTAGATTTCCAAACGAAGTTGAAGCCATTAAAGACGCTGGCGGAATCGTAATTAGACTAACCAGAAATGTTTTTGATAGCAAGTCAGAACCAGAAGTAGCACTTGACCAAGACAATTTTGATTGGTCCAACTTTGATCTTGTTATAGATAATAGCAAAACTACTCTAGAAGGCTTGTGTGAAGAACTAAAAAATAACACTTGGATATGGAGATAATATGCTAGTTACCTATATTAGATCATCAAGTTACAATAACTATGCGTATTGCCAGATGCAATACTTTATTACTTATGTTTTAGGTCATCAGCCCGACAGCGGTAAAAAGGCAGAGCTAGGCACCATAGTTCACAAAGTAATGGAAGTGCTTGCCAAGCTTAAGAAATTTAATCAAGATAATCCAAGTAAAAATAAACTCATTATAACTGATGATGCTATAGGTAAAGTAGAAGCCAAAAAATCTGAACTATTTACAGATGACTTTGTAAAAGAAATTATCCAACGAAGTTTCTCTTTTTATACATCAGATTCTAAACATAATTTCACAAAGGGAGATCACAACGGGTGTGCCGAATTGGTGTGGAATACATTAGCATACAACGATGGACAGTTCGATCCCCGATATCGTAAAATCGTAGCAGCAGAGCCACACTTTGATATACCGATTGATGAAGATTGGGCTTTTTATGAGTACCAGATCAATGGTCAGACAGTCAAGGGTCAGTTAGCGATAAAAGGTACAATAGACCTTGTGACCGAATCCTCAGAAGGTATTATAGAGGTTATTGATTGGAAAACGGGCCGAAGACTAGATTGGGCAACGGGCGAAGAAAAGACATATGATAAACTATGCTCAGACCCCCAATTATTGCTTTATAATTATGCTATTTCAAAGCTTTTTCCAGATTATAAGCAGGCCATTATGAGCATCTTTTTTATAAAGGATGGTGGACCATTTTCAATGTGCTTTGACAAGCAGGACGAGAAAAAGTTCCTAAAAATGCTTAAAAACAAGTTCGAAGACATCAAAAATAACAATACTCCGCAGCCAATTTCGCAAAATAGAGACAATTGGAAATGCACTAAATTATGCCATTATTGCAAGAACAACTGGCCGGGAACCGATCAAAATATGTGTATATACATAGAGAATAGCCTTAAAAACAACGGAATGGAGCAAACTATCAAGGATTGCACCAGAGAAGGTTTTGATATAGGGTTTTATTCTGCTCCCGGCTAAGAGGCTACAATGTCAAATAAATTGTTAACTATCGCTATGGCGACCTATGATGATTATGATGGGGTATTTTTCTCCATACAATCACTAAGGATTTATCATGAACTTTGCAGGACTGATGCTGTACAATTCGTTTTGCTTGATGGAAACCCAAGCAGTGAACACGGAAAAGCCTGCAAATCTTTTGTAGAAAATCAAGTTCGTGGAAAATATATACCATATTCTGGTGTTCCAAGTTCTTTTAACAAATACAAGACTGTGGATTATGCTGATGGCAAATATATACTGATAATGGACTGTCACGTATTATTAGAATCGCAAGCTATATCAGCACTTATGCATTATTTTGCTAATAATCCAAATTGTAAAAATCTAGTGCAAGGCCCACTGTGGTATGATGATTTGTTAAACATATCAACTCACTTTGATCAAAAGTGGAGTGGAGATATGTATGGAACTTGGCAAACGAATAAAGAAGCATACGATGCTGGCGATCCTTTTGAGATAGAAATGCAGGGCATGGGACTGCTAGCTTTTGAAAAATCTGCTTGGCAAGGTATAAATCCTCATTTTAAAGGATTCGGTGCAGAAGAAGGGTATATAGCTGCAAAATTCAGACAATGGGGTGGGAAGAATATATGCTTACCACAACTCAAATGGAATCATCGTTTTGGTAGACCGAACGGTGTAAAATATCCGTTAATACTAGAAGATAGAATTTGGAACTATTTTGTCGGATGGCTGGAAATTACACAAGACCCAAATCATCAGATGATATTAGATATTAAGAAATATTTCTCTGAAAGAATACCCGCTAGTAGCGTTGATAATATATTACAAGCTGCTATACAACAAACACTTAATTAGGAGACTATTATGCCTATCCCTCGTAGAAATAAAGATGAAGACAAATCAAAGTTCGTTTCTCGCTGCATGAGCAACGAAGTAATGAAAAAGGATTACCCGGATGAAAAACAGAGGGTGGCTATCTGCATCGGGCAAGCAACGGCAGATTGCGACTGCGTAGAAGCAGCAGACTTTGAAATGCAGCTAGAATTATTCGGATACGAAGAAGAAGTCACAGAAGACAATCTTTATATTCCAACACAGGCAGAATATGAAGACTTTGGGGAAGAAACAGAAGAGTGGGATGTTGCTGGAGAAAAACCCGGTCTATGGGAAAATATTAGAAAAAAGAAAGAAAGATTAGGCAAGAAGTATAAGCCAGCAAAGCCCGGTGATCCAGATCGTCCAGACCCCAAATCATGGAAAAAGGCTCAGTCTGGCGATGGCGATGAAATGGCACTAGAACAAATTCAAAAGATGCACGATCAATTAATGGAAATCGTGATGAAGCTAAAGGGCATGTCATTATCTGTTGAATTCCAAGATTGGACAAAAGATATGATATCTAAAGCTGAGATTTATGTGCAAAATGTTTATGACTTTGTAAAGTATTATGAACCCGGAAAATATGAAGATGTAGAAGAGCCTTCCGAATTAGAAACGGAAGAAGAGCCAGAAATGGAAATGGAAGAGGGAGCTTATGAATATCAAGACCCTCATACTGGCGAAATTTATACATATCGTAGAAAAGGCTACTACGAAAAAGACGGAAGAATTTTGGTATACAGAGGAGAAGCCTCAGAATACCAAGGTCGTAAAGTTACTTTAAATAAACCATTTAGAACTCCTAGCGGTCCAAAGAAGTTTGCGGTTTATGTTAAAAATGAAAGCGGTAATGTTGTTATTGTGCGTTTTGGTGATCCAAACATGAAGATCAAGAAGAATATTCCAGAACGACGAAAAAGCTTTAGGGCTAGACACAATTGCGACAATCCCGGCCCCAAGTGGAAGGCTCGCTATTGGGCCTGCAAGAGTTGGTAATATGAACTTGAGAGAAAAATGGAAAAGCCACCTATCAGATAATAACATGACTTACTGTGAACATTTAAAGTTTGCAGTAGGTCATGGTCTGGTATGTTTAGAAGCCGGATTATTATTAATCATTCATGGGCTTTTACCGTGTTTCTTTGAGAGAACAGGATCATTCTTAGTAAGAAAGTTACAAAAATCTTTTGATGTACATAGAAAAGAAATTATACAAAATAGGAGATAAAAATGGGGAAAATGCAAGATTTATTGAAAGATGAAACGGAAGCACAAACTGTTGAAGGTTATTCCAATCAGCAAGTTATTGATCTTCTAAAAGAGTCTCTGAATGTTCATTGGCAGCAATGCACTTCATTGACCGCACAGGCTATTCATTTAGAAAGATGGGGCTATACCAAGCTAGCTAGTATCATAAAGGCTGATGCGGATCAAGAACACGAACATGCTGCTATTAATATCGCTAGATTAGAATTCTTTGACGTTGATTATCAGCCAATCGTGATTACTCCACCGGTATGGACTAGACACAACATGATGGCTATGATACAATACAATTTAGACTCTGTTAAGCAGGCTGCTAGCGTTGAAAAAGCTACTATTGTTGCTGCTAGAGCCGTTGGAGATGAAATGACAGCTAATGTAATGATTCCATTACTTCAAGGTAGTGAAGACGGAATCAAGCTATATGAAGGATATCTAAAACTTATTGAACAGATGGGACTAGATAACTTCCTGTCAGTACAAGTCTGATTAGATTAATTTGAGTTATAGGAAACGCTGGCGGGTCACGCCCGCTAGTGTTTTCTTGACAGTTTAGCGTTATAATACTTTGATTGAGTCTCCAGTTGCGAGGAAAAAATGCCTTGGTTCCCATTGAAAAATTACACACATTATAGTCTACTAAAGGGCTATTCTAAGCCCGATGAATTAGCCGCAAAGTGCAAGCAAAATGGATATAAAGCTTGCGGTATTTGTGACTACAAAACCATTTCTGGTTCTGTTGCGTTCTTTCAAGCTTGTAAAAAGGCCGGTATAAAACCAATCATAGGCTGCTCTTTTGACAACTTTATACTATTTGCTAAAAATAAGGCTGGATGGCACGACTTGATAGAACTCGTTTCATCCCTTGATGATAACGATAATGTTCCAGATTCTGTGTTGTCCGACGTTCTCAAGAGAAACAACCTACTTAAGTTTTCGGATGCTCCCGCAAAATCTATGCCTATTAGTTATTATACGAATCAAGAGGATGCTAAACTACATAGAATACTTCTATGCTCAGACATGAAGACAACGCTACCAAAGGTTCTTAAAAGCATCAAAAGTGACAAAGAATTATCTCAGGATCATGCAGATAAAGTAAAGTATTTTTTACATGACACATTTTACGTTTTGAATAGCGATGAATCCAAAAATTTACCATCAGATGAATTAGATAAGATTTATGAACAGTGCGAGGATTATGATATTCTTAATAAGCCAATGCTTCCCAAGTTTGAGTGTCCCAATGGTCAAACAGAAGAAGATTACCTAAAAGAACTTTGTAGGGATGGCTGGAAAAATCTATTGATGGCAAAGGGTAAGGTATCACAAGATGAAGATAAGCAGAAATATCTTGATAGATTCAAAGAAGAGTTTGATGTTATTAAGGGTGCTAATCTATTCGGATATTTCCTCATTGTGCGAGATATCATTAACTATGTGAACAATCAAGGGTGGCTTTCTGGTCCCGGTCGAGGATCAGCGGCTGGATGTTTAATCTCTTATCTTGTTGGTATCACAAAGATCGATCCACTAGAATTTGATCTTCTTTTTGCAAGATTCTACAATGCTGGAAGAAATAGTGCCGACCATATATCATTGCCAGATATTGATATGGACGTTCCCGGTAAACATAGAGATGCAATTATCGGATATATCAAAGACAAGTACGGACATGATCGCGTTAGTCAAATGTTAACATTTGGAAGACTCCAAGGGAAAAGTGCCATTAAGGAAGTTTTACGAGTTAATGAAGCCTGCTCTTTTGCAGAAATGAATGCCATAAGTAACTGTATTCCAGACGAGGCTAAGATTTCTGATCAATTAGCGGAAATGGATGATGAAGACCGATCTATTATTAGATGGGCATTAATTAACAATGCTGATGATCTAAGAGACTTTTGCAGAATAAATGACGATGGAGAACTAGAAGGTGAATACGCTGATTATTTTAATCAAGCTATTCGGATCGAAGGAACATTTAAAACACAAGGTAAACATGCTGCTGGCGTTGTTATTTCAGCAGAGCCGTTGTGCAAAGTGTGTCCTATGGTAAAGCAGAAGGGGTCACAGGAAAAGATTGCAGGATTGGAAATGGCAGACCTAGAAGCATTAGGACACGTTAAGTTTGATGTGTTAGGTATCAATTTGCTTGATAAGATTATGAAGATACAGGAAATAACAGGAGCAACAGATGGCAAATAGAGATTTTATTATATTCGACTTTGAAACTGGATCAAGAAATCCCCATAAGACACAACCAACCCAAATTGCTGCTTTAGCGTTGGATGGAAGAAATTTAGCGGTAAAGGGACAATTCAATAGCGAGATTCAGCCCATATTTGATGACGAAAAGGCTATATCTCTTGGTCTTGATCCAATTGAAGATGAGGCATTAAAGATTACAAATAAAACTAGAGATCAGTTATCATCAGCACCGTCATTAAAGTCTGTGTGGTCGAAGTTTACAAAATTTGTGTCACAATATAATTGGAAAGGTGACACGTTTTTTAATCCTATTCCTGTTGGTTTCAATATTATTGGATTCGATCTTATTATTGTAGATAGACTGTGCAGAGAGTATGGACCATATGATGATGAGAGAAGGCAGCAAAAACTATTCAGTAAGGTTTATAAGATAGATATTATGGATAATATCTTTACATGGACAGAGAGCGATCCATCAGTAAAGTCAATCAGTATGGATTCTCTTAGAGAGCGAATGGGATTAAGTGCAAACGGAGCGCACGACGCTCTACAAGATGTTAAGGATGAAGCGAATATATTCATCAAATTGTTGAAAACACATAGGGCGGTGTATCAAAATGTTAACTTTGACAAGGCATTTGCAAGCGGGGAATTGTATGTTAAATGATTTGGATTATAACGATAAGGCTACTTGGCAATTATTCGCAGAGGGTAAAACCAAGGGTATTTTCCAGCTAGAAAGTAACCTTGGTAAATCTTGGGCTAAGAAATTAGCACCAACCAATATCGAAGAATTGTCAGCACTTATTGCTATTATCCGACCGGGAACACTGAAAGCCTACGTTGATGGTAAAAGCATGACACAGCATTATGTTGATAGAAAGCATGGACGAGAAGAAGTTACATATCTTCATCCAGCCCTAGAAGATATTCTAAAGACAACGTATGGGGTTCTTGTGTATCAAGAGCAGTCCATGCGTATAGCTGAAAAGATTGCCGGTTTTAATCTACAAGAAGCAGATGTTTTACGTAAAGCTATTGGCAAGAAAAAAGCAGACCTTATGAATGAGGTCAAAAAGTCTTTTATTGCGGGTGCTGAACGTGTTGGCATCGTAACAAAAGAAGAGGCAGAACAAATTTTCGGCTGGATTGAGAAATCCTCTAGATATGCATTTAATAAGTCTCATAGCGTTTCGTATGCTGTCTGTTCATATTGGAGTGCATACTTTAAGGCTCACCACACTTTGGAGTTCTTTTTGTCATACCTTTATTATGCTAATGAAAAGCAAGACCCTCATCAAGAAATATATGAATTAATATCAGAAGCCAAGCTGTTTGATATTCAAGTTAAAACTCCAAGTTTGGCTAACTTTGATACGAAATTCAATATTCAGAAGAACAAGATATTCTTTGGTATTAAAGATATCAAATCTCTTACCGGTAAGACGGGTGATAAACTCATAGAGTCTATAGAATTAGCAGAAAAAGAGCTTGATAAGAACATTACAAAATTCACATGGCTAGAAATTCTACTTTTCTTTAGCCCTTTGATAAGTTCAACCGCATTTAAGGCATTGGCATCAATAGGATTCTTTAGGGGTTTTGCGGATAAAATCACTAGAAATAAAGCCCTATATGACTATGATATTTTTAAGACTTTAACCAAAGCAGAACAAACATGGATTCAAACTCACTACAAAGAGAAAAATTGGGGTTCGTTTGTTGACTGTTTAAAGGATTTGGCACCAACCAAAAAAGAGGGTGGTGGTACAAGTAAAGCGGACAGAAAGCAAGCTATAGAAAATGAAATACAGCTACTTATAAATCCACCTTATGATTTAGAGGATGATCCGTCTTGGGTAATCGATCAAGAAGTTAAATTCTTGGGTTGTCCTGTAAGCATGACCAAAGTTGAAACATCTGATACTTCGGCAGCAAATACCACTTGCAAAGAAATTATCAACGGCAAGAAAGGTAAAGATTTATGTATAGTTGCTAATGTTCAGCGTGTTTCAGAATATAAAATAACTAAGGGCGAGTCAAAAGGTCAACTGATGGCCTTCTTAACTATAGAGGATGATACTTGTATGCTTGATAGTGTGATAGTTTTTCCAAAAGTTAAGGAGAAGTACAAGTACGTTCTATATGAAGGCAATAATTTGACATTTTGCGGTGCGGTTGGCGAAAATGATAATTCATTCATTGTTAATCAAATACACGAAGTGTAGTGTGTTTTTTAAACGTGTTCTTGCTAAAATATTAGGATCAAGGAGAATAGATTCATGAATATGTGTTCTTTTACAGGGTATTTGGTAGAAAATCCAAGAATATCCGTTATTGATGATATTGTTAAGGCGGAATTTATGATGGTAGTCTATACTTATCGTAGAACCAAGAGTGGCGAAAAGAATAGAATACCAACATATCTTTACTGTGAAGCTTGGCATACTGGTGCGGAAACTCTAGAAAAGTATGCAACCAAAGGAACAAAATTAAATGTTCTTGCTTCCGCAAAGAATGTTTCTAAGGATAATCGCTCTGTGATTTTTAGAATCAATGAGTTTGATTTTTGTCACCAAGACTTTGAAGACTAATCAATAATGAGAAAGAAACGAATACTATTTTGTAGCGAAGCTACATTTTTAAATACCGGTTATGCTACTTATACTAGAGAGATACTAAAGTATCTATATAGTACGGGCAAATATGAGCTAGCAGAATTAGCATCATATGGCGAAAGAAACGATCCAAGAGCATCTAATATACCTTGGAAGTTCTATGGAGTAATACCACCGCAAGACGCATCGGAAGAAGAAAAGGCTCAGTATGCCAATAATCCTTTGGCTCAATTCGGAGAATGGATATTTGAACCGGTTTGTTTAGATTTTCAGCCAGATATAGTATGTGATATTAGAGATTTCTGGATGTTGGACTTTGCAGAAAGATCACCATACAGAAAATTCTTTAAGTGGTGTATTATGCCAACCGTTGATGCCAAGCCGCAGGCTAGACAATGGATTGCGACTTATGAATCAGCAGATGCTTGTCTAACATATTCAGAGTGGGCTGGAGAAGTTCTAAAGGAACAATCCGGTGGAAAAATAAACTATCTTGGTATATCTCCACCCTCTGCTCATGAAGCATATCAACCCATAGAAGATAAGGCAGGATTACGAACATCACTTGGAATTGATCCAAATGCCAAAATTATAGGAACAGTTATGCGTAATCAAAGACGCAAACTATATCCAGATTTATTTAAAGCGTTTCGTATTTTACTTGATAGTGTAGAAGATAACTCAAACTACTATCTATATTGTCACACTAGTTATCCCGATTTAGGTTGGGATATACCAGAATTACTACAAGAATACAAGCTATCATCTAAAGTATTATTTACATATATGTGCGGTCAAACCAACAGACCGTTTGTATCCTTATTTAAAGGAGCAATCGCTCAGTCGCCATACACTGGACAATATGGAGCTTCACTTTCCAACGTTAAAAACGGTGTAGAGTATGAGGATTTAGCAAAGATTATCAACTTATTTGATATCTATGTGCAATATGCCAACTGCGAAGGTTTTGGTCTTCCTCAAGTAGAAGCAGCGGCGTGTGGCACACCAGTAATGGCTACTGACTATTCTGCTATGGAAAGTGTTGTTAGAAATCTTGGCGGTATACCTATCAAGCCAAAAGCTCTCTACAAAGAGTTGGAAACCGGATGTTTAAGAGCAGTTCCAGATAATGAACTAGCAGCACAAAAGCTTATAGAGTTTTTTAACAAGCCCATTAGTGTTAGAAAAAAGATGGGCTTTGAAACACGGCAAGCATTTCTAAAACATTATCAATGGGATCAAAGCGGAAAGGCTTGGGAAAATTATTTTGATAGCGTAGATATCGTACCAGAAGATTTGACTTGGAAATCTCCTCCTCGTATTTTTTATCCAGAACCAAAGCCCGAACAGTTACCACCAAATATTAGCCACCAAGACTTGGCTAGATGGTTAGTAACAAAAGTTCTTTGTGAGCCAGATAAAGTAAATAGTTTTATGGAAGCAAGACTTGTGCGTGATTTGATGTATAAAGCCACAACATCTACAACTGGCGGAATGTACTTTAACGAAAGTTCAGCAGCTTTTGATGGAAAGCAAGGTAGAACGCCTTTTGATTTTAATATGGCATATCAACATATGGCAGCACTATGTAGCAGAAGAAATTTTTGGGAACAAAAAAGAGCAGAGGCATTTAGACTCATATGAAAACATTATTTATAGGACACTACAAAGAGGGTAGTGGATGGTCACACGCTGCGATAAATTCACTGCTTGCTGCAAATTCTGTTGGAATTGATATTGTAGCTAGAAATATAAAGCTAACAAATTATCAACCCAAAATAGACGAGAGAATCATAGCATTAGAAAATAAATCAGTGCATGATATAGATTTTTGTATTCAAAATGTTTTACCGCATCATATAGTTGGAACACAAAAATTTAAGAAAAATATTGCCTATTTTGTTGGAGAATCAAATACGCTAAAGTATAATCATTGGCTTACTAATCTTCAACTTGTTGACGAAGTTTGGGTTCCTAATGAATCCCTTAGAGATTCACTATTACGCGATGGTCTAAATAAAGTAAAAGTTGTTCCATATGCATTTGATTTAAACAAATACTCGACAACTAAAAATAGTGTAAACTTTGGTCCTCACAATCATAAATTTAAATTCTATTACATAGGTGATCTTAATGATCGCAAAAATATAGAATCCATTATTAGATGCTTTCATAGTGAATTTCATCATTTTGAACCTGTGAGCTTAGTATTAAAAGTCAAAAAGTTTGGCATCAATCCAAAAGATTTGTTCCAACACGTTACAAATATTTGCTCTAGTATCAAAAAAGAGTTAAGAATATATGGGGATATAAACCAATACCATAAAGAATTGATTATCTGCGATGATTTAACTGATGATCAAATACTAGCTATTCATAATTCTTGTGATTGCTTTGTGGCTCCTTCTCATGGAGAGGGATGGTCTATTCCAGCTTTTGATGCTATGTGCTTTGGTAAAACGCCCATTTGTAGCAAAGAAGGTGGACCTCAAGAATTTATAGATGATAATAATAAGAGTACGGGATGGTTAGTAAATGGAGTATATTCTATTTGCAATCATTCCGATCCAGCTTTTCCTAACTTGTTTACCGGAAGAGAAGAATGGTTTACTCCTAGTGAGCAAGAAATTAAGAAAGCTATGAGATTTTACTATGAGAATAAAGATTCTATTGACAAACAAGCCGGAATAAAGCAAGCCGCAGAATTCTCTTATGAAAAAGTGGGACAAAAGATAAAGGATGCTCTCAATGATTAATAATTCTGTTGATAGACTAATTAGCATTGCTAACAAAAAGAAACCAGAAAAGTACAATATTCTTACTTTTCCAACACACGAAAGATACGAAACTCAACTATGTAAAACAGGACATAATTTCTATTCTTTTCATTTGCCCAATCTAAAGAAATGGAATTATTCGCAGATTCCCACTCCAGCAAATTATCATATTCTGCCAGAGTCAATAGTTTCTGAATTTATAGGATATGATTTTATACTAGTGCAAAGCAAGTACTGGCAGTATCAAGTAGCTCAACAAATAAATCAACAGCTTAATATACCAATTATATGCTTAGAACACACACTACCAACTCCGCAAACACTAAGCAAAGAACATATAGAAGCTATGACTAATATGGTGGGTCATATCAATGTATTTATTTCTAAGTTTTCTATGGATGCATGGAATATAAGATATAACTCCGTAGTCATTCATCACGGAATAGACTCAGAAACATTTAAGCCTAATGATGAGCCAAAGCAAGATTACGTTCTAACTGTGGCAAATGATTTTGTAAATAGAGATTATTGCTTAAATTATCATGGATGGCAGAGAGTAACGGGTCAATTAAAAACTAAGCTTGTGGGAGAAACCAAAGGATTATCTAAGTCAGCATCTTCCACGGAAGAACTTGTGCGAGAATACAATGCTTGCGGCGTTTATTTTAATAGCTCAATACTTAGTCCTATTCCAACATCTTTACTAGAAGCCATGAGTTGTGGTTGTGCGGTTGTGTCAACAGCAACGTGTATGATACCAGAAATTATTCAAAATGGAGTAAATGGTTTTATTTCAAATGATGAAAAAGAATTAGAGATGTATTTAAAGCAAATACTCAAAGACAAAGACCTACAAAAAACTTTGGGAGAAAATGCTAGAAAAACAATTGTGGAACGTTTTTCAGAAGATGCATTTATCAAAAAATGGAACGAAATTTTCGATATAACTTATGAGGTTTCAATAAGATGAAAGTTTACATTACTGAAAATATTGATAAGGTTGTGGAGGGGTACATAATGGTGCCTATTATATATGGCAAAATAGACTTGGGGCAGGTTCCTAATAATGCTGCTCAATCTATTGTTGCTATAGATGCTCTTGATAGTATTCCTGTCCAATTCTTAGACACTTTTTTAGAAGACGTTAAGAGTAAAATGAGACTCAATAGTGAACTGATACTCGGTGGAACAGAATTGTCTATTGTCTCTAGAGATGTTTTATTGGGCAATTTGAATACACAAAAATATAACGAGTTGGTTTTTTCTAAACGCGGATTATACAATGTTAGTGATATAATCTCTTTATTGCAGAATAAGAACTTAGTTATCAATAAATCATCTATCAAGGGATATAATTATGAAATCTCAGTCACAAGATCGCAAACTTCAAACCAGTTGTAAAAATTGTACATTCGCTGTCTATAATGAACTAACTCAAACCGGATGTTCAGCTGATAGAATAGACAAATTTGATAAGTCTGACATCATAGAAGCATATGATAATGAAAAAGAATTCTATGTTATTAATAAGTTCTGTAATCTATATCGACCGCTATCTTGGAACGGGGGTGTATCAAATTTAGAAAAAGCAACAGCAGAGTCTGCTTTAGACTTTGACGTTATGGTTGATTGTAACAATATATCCGAACCCTTTAAAAACTATCTAATTGACACCATCCCCAGTATAGAGTATTATAAAGATAAGGTTAACATCAATCTTTTTCATGACTATACTTCATCATCAGATGTAAAGTCTATGGTCTTGGATGTATATTCTAAGTATAAAAGCATTAAAATTTCAATTTGCTTGTTGTCCAATAGATTTTTACATGAATTTGCACTTAAGTCTAAAAGAAATTGTCATCTAGTTTTATCAAATAAATTCGACTTTACAAAATTATCCAAATTAAATGATCTAGTCAACCAAGACTTAAAAAGATTTATAGTGGCTAATTGTAATGGGGTGTTAGTAATTTCTAATATGGCCTACAAAATGAACTATGCTAATAGCCAAATTGATAATTATAAAAGTAACATAAGTGATATTGTTGAAACCTCAAAGAATATAGGGATGTATATCGATATTTGATTATGAAAACGAAATGCATAATATCACCAAAAGCGGGACTTTTGCCTAAAACAACTTCGGAGTTGGTAACAGTTATTTTGCTATGCGATTCTCCGGGTTATAGGATGAAGTCATATGGTCCGCTACCATTAATAAATATAGCGAAAAAGAAACTCATAGATTTACAAATTCAAGCCATACAACAGACTTTTGTTAATAATGAAATCATTCTGTGTGTTGGCTTTGATGCAGAAAAAATATGTAAGTACGTTCGAACCTTTCATAACAAAACCAATATAAGAATAGTAGAGAATCAACTATTTAATAGCTGTAACTCCTGCGAAAGTGCTAGAATAGCCCTAAATAATACTTTGAATGATAAGATTGTTATATGCGACGGTAATTTACTATTAAATAGCAAGAGCCTATCTCTAATTCAAAGCCACGAAACATGCGTATTAACTGAAACAAATCCATCGGAAAATCTAGAAATTGGAATAAATATTAACGAAAAGCATGACGCAGAATATTTTTCTTTTGGAGCAAAGGCTATCTGGTCAGAGATACTTTATCTACATAACTTTGAAACGGTCGAATTGTTTAGAAAAATTATAGTATCTCAAGACAATAAAAGTAAGTTTTTATTTGAAGCACTAAATGAACTATTAAAGACAAAACATAAAATTAAATGCATTCCAAATAAACATCAACTTCAAAAGATAAGCAACATCAAAACCTATCATGCCATAAAGGAAAAAATATGAATTTTGTTATTAGCAACTATTCGTCTTTTACACATACTGAACCTATGTATATTGATGCTACTCTGAGAGCGATAGGGTGCAAATCTGTTATTTGGAATCCATCGAAGATAAGTGCGTATGATATATTCGACATGGTTAAACCTGACTATCATATTACCCATATCACAAATATTTTAACCGATGTGCTTTTATATATCAAAGAAAATGGCGGAACTCAATTAATTATCAATATTACTGGAGTAGATCAAGATGTGGTTTCTAATACAGAAAAGATTCTAGAAGAACACAATGTTCCTGTGGCTTTTTTGTTTACTAATAATGATGAAACCAATATAGAATCCAAGTCCAGATTATTAAAGGTGGGATTTGGTGCGGATTTATTTCTAAGTAAGGGAA